CTTGGCTGGAAGTGCTTGACTTCCCCTATAGGGACCAGGTGTATAAGAGAGTAATTCAACATTACCTCGACGCCTGTGGAGTGAAAGAAAAGATCTCCTGTGGCATCAATGTAAGTAGCAATAAGTTGTTGTCTGGTTCTGTAGCCGTCGTCCAAGAACGAGGGATGAAGGCAAGGGTTATTGCTAACCCTCTTAGAGTGCACCAGGTGGTGCTCTCGAAGCTCGGAAATTTTCTATTTTCCGTAGTGCGCAGTCTACCTTGGGATTGTTCTTTCGACCAAGGTAAAGGAGTGGAATTTGTTCAGTCTGCTCTGGCTGCGGGGAAGACCGTGTTCTCACACGACCTATCCGACGCAACGAATAACTTTCCCCTAGAGTTTAGTATGATGATACTAGATTCAATAGGGAAAATGCTTCCGTTTGAAGATCAGGATTGGTTCAGGGAACATTCAGATATACTAGAAATAGTATCTCGTGGAAAGTGGCAAGCTCCGGTAGCCTTACCGGGGAATTGGGCAGACATGCTCGAAGAAGAGCAGTTCATGCGTTGGACTGTTGGCGTGCCACTTGGTTTATATCCTTCTTTCCCTTTGTTTGCTTTGTCACACGGATTCCTCATCCGCCTGGCAGAGTATCGACTTAGTTTGTCCGATACCTTCAGGATCCTGGGAGATGACGTAGTCATCGTGGACCAGCGAGTGTCTGATCTTTACGTAAAGATGCTCGGTTTTCTGGATGTACCTATTTCACCTGAGAAGTCGTTAATTTCAAGTGAATTAGGCGAGTTCGCTGGGAAGGTCATATCAAGAAATGGCCAACTTAATGTTGAAAAGTGGAAGAGTCCTGACCAGACTTTTCTGGAGGTTGTTAGATGGCTTGGTTTGCCGGGATTGAATTTAATCCCCTCACGCTATCGAAAGATAGTTGGAGATCTAGCGACTATGCCACTACCATTAGGATTGAACTTCAACCCGAAAGGGTTGCCGTTTAACCAGCGTATACCGAGCGAGTACGATGAGCTTTTCTATCGTGCATGCGAAGAAACTACGACTTTGCCGAGTTCCGTGAGGAACAGAACGGCGGAGATGGCACTAGAAGTGGAGGTAGCCTTTGGTAAGGTCCCACCTCCGTATCTCGGTGTTGAATACGGTCTCTCACAAGTTCGTCAAGAACATGTGGATCCCGTGACCATCGACCATTATAATGCTTTGTATGATCTGATGGGATTTATTCCAGACGGTCATATCGAGTCTTGGAAGAAGGTCAGAGACCTAACACTTCGTAGAACTCGTTATAACAAGAGTGGAGCAAATGCTGGCCGCTTCTGGCACGTTTATAGAGTGCTGAAGCGTAACCGTCGAGATGTATTGGGTAAAAGAGAGGTCAAC